TGCATCGCGTCCTCCGGTTCCAGGTCCACCCCGGCCTTTTCCTTCAGGATTTGCGCGTAGTACGCCCCGTCTTTATCATGCACGTCGAACGGCACATACGGTTTGATGATGTCAATGTACTGGCGTGCCGCTTCGTTCCCGTCGATGTCGCCCAGGCTGAACCGCAGATTCTGGTCCTGCGTCGCCTTTTGCAGCGTCGCCTTCCGTTCCGCGTCGTTCGTGTACGTGTAGACTTTCACGCCGGACTGCTCCAGCGCCGTCAGGATGTCGTTCGACGTCTCCGCGGGCACGACTGCCGCTTTGAATTCGTCCAGGTAAACCGCCCGCTGCGGCTTCGCCTCAAACAGCGGCGTCGGAAGATTCTTCAGCTTCATCAGAAAATCCGCCATTTCCTGGTAAATCTCATTGTCGCGCCCCAGAGCCATATCAAGCCATTCGCGGTTCTGTTTCTTGTTCGGCCCTTCCGCCATCGCACGCAGAATGTCTTCCGCTGCTTCCCTGGATCGCACCACACGGCTACCGACAATCGCGTGCTCGATGTCGTCAAGCAGCGCATAATACTCTTCCTGGACCTCTTTTTTCAGCGCCTTATACTCGTCGCCTGGTATGATCTTGTCCCGGTTCTTCTGGATGTCCGCGACACTCTTGAACTGCTTTGCCAGATTCGCGCGAATGTTGCCGACGCCGAAGAAAAATCCTTCACTGTCCTTCACCTTCCGACTCATCAGCTTCACGATAGTTTCCAGATTGGCCGGAAGATAACGCCTGCGCCCTGTATTTGTATAGCCGTCGAAGATGCGTCCTTCCTGGCTAAGCTGGAGCGCGGGCGTCGCCACGCGAATCCACCAGTCTTCAAATTTCTCGTCGCCCTCGCGCGTACTGGCGTACCAGTTCTTCACGGCGTCCAGCTGCTTCAGATCGTCTTCAAAATCGCTGCTCATCATGCCGTCCTTGTGGTACTGCACGAGACGGTCAATGGATTCGCGGAACGGCGCATCTTTCTCATAGGGCTTGATCACCTTCAGCGCCCGGTCGTAATCCTCATCCGAATAAAGCCGCTGTATTTCCGGACGGCGTGCGGAATAGATGTCCGAATTGAACACCTTGTTCTTCGGCCTCTTCGGGTCAATCAGATCCCGGTCGCCCACCAGCGTGATCCGTCCGTAGTCCGTGAAATCGCTCTTCTCGGCGTCGATGATTCCGATACTCGGCACCGGCAGCGCCCCGAGCTTGATCGCGTCCCGCAGCTTCTGTTCGCTCACGTTGTGAACCACGATCAGATTCTCGTCCACTCCGCCGACACTGAACCGGATATGCTCATCCACCCGGATATCCTGGTCACTGAACGCAACGTAATTCCGCACCCCGGACGAATCCCCGATATACGTCACACCGTCGATCCCGGCGCGATACAAAATCTCGCTTGTTGCTTTTGCAGAACCTAAAGCTCTTTCAATAATGCCGTAAACCGTGCTTCCGCTTATGTTCCGCATTCCATCCGCCGCGTATTGCAAAAACTCACGAAGATAAAGCAGCTTACCGGGCAAAGACATCGGGTCTTGATGAAAATTCTCATACCCGGAAAGCATATCGAAAAATCCCTCTTTATTCAGACGATCAAGGATCATTTTTGCCTGATCCTGCTGAATATTATTATCCCAATCCAGCAGATTTTCTTCCTTGTCCGTCCAGAACGTCTGGTTATACAGATTACGTTTCCTGTCCCGAATTTCAGAAAGATCATCAAAAGAAGGAAGATTGTCCTTCGCTTCCTGTAAAGCTTCAAGTTCAAGATCATAGTATTCGACATGCCGTTCTTCGCCAGGAACACCTTCCCAGTATTTCCTGCTTTCGATAGCATCATTCGTTGCAAGTTCAAGATACTCCGGAAGACGCTCTTTTATAGCCTGAAGAATTTCCTGGTCAGACATGCCGGACATATCCATGTTTTCTTCAAGACGAAGAAGCTGATCCTGAATGATACGTTTCCAGTCATGCTTTGCCGTCAGACGGCTCATAAAATCAAGCCAGTTGTCAACCTTTTTTCCGTATTCGGTATCACCTTTTTCTGTAGCATATTGTTTCAAGGATTCAAGACTTTTTTGCGTCCCCTTGATTCCCCTTATGCTGATAGAATCAAGAAGCTCACGCATGCCTTCAACCTGCGTACTCCATTTGATTTCATCACCATCTAGATAGAGAACTTCCTTCTTGCGAGGAGTATGTTTTCTGCGATAATCCTGCTCCGCATACCATTCCGCGACGCTGCGGCTCTCGCTTCCATACAGTCCCCAGCCGTAAATCTGCGCGCCTTCGCCCGTCCCGACATAGTTCAGACTCGGCTGGTCGTAGTCCGCCGCGCTACCCGTGTACACCGGAGATACGCTGAACCGCGCTTCCCCGTTCACACCATTCGTTTGATTCGTCCTGCTTGCCCCCTTGAACGCATCCTGAATGATCGTCTCGATGTCCGCTTCGCGCAGATGTCCGAATCCATGCTCGGCCAGCCACACGCGAATCTGGGAGATCAACTGCTTCCACCAGCCTGGACGTTCCGGTTTGAATCCCGTCTCGGCCATCCATTCGCGCGTCATGCGCCGCTTCTCGTTCCAGTTATGCGTGTCGCGTCCGTGCTCGCGGCCCCATTTGTCGATTTCCGCCCGGTTGTCCGCATAGATTTCGTCAATCGGCACGCCGTACGTCTCCGCCGCGAATGCCAGAAACTCTTCAGCGGCTTCCGCCTTCTGCGCGTCCGTCATATCGTCGAAGAGCGGCGTCCCGTCCGGATTGTAGATCGGATCGCCATTCTCGTCCAGCATCGGCGTCCGCAGCTTGTAGGCTTCAATGATCCGCTGCATGAAAGGATCGTCCTGCATTGCATCGAACACAGCCAGGAACAACCGATTCGCGGCCTCGTCACCGAACGCCTGCCGGATTCCGGCGTGCAGTCCGACTTCGTGCAGAATCTTCCCGGCTACTTCGCTCGGACGCAGATTCGACACGTTCAGGATCACCGTGTTCGTCTTCGGATCAAACCGCCCCTGCGCCTTTTCCGGCGCGATTACGCCGCGCTGCCGCAGAATGCGGATTTGATCCGGCGTCCAGGCGTCAACGATTTCGATGTTCACGTTCGGGAACAGCTTCTTCCATTTCTCGATTTCCGCCGCCGTGTCTGCCGGATTGTGCGGCAGATCGCGCCGCAACTTCAATTCCCGCTCGGCTCGCTCCGACGCTTCCGCCTCGCCTTCTTCTGCCGCTTCGCTCGCCTGGATTCCATTCTGCGCAGGTGGTTCAGCCTGTTCAGCAGATACTCCACCTTCCGGAACAGGCGCGGCATTCGCCGTATCTGTCCTATTCGTCGTATTCGTCGTATTCTCTTGCGGCTTCTGCGTGCTCTTCTTCGCCTCGAACAGCATTTCCCGGATCGTCTCACGGTTCACCATGCGGAGAAAATCCGAATAGTTCCCGTTATCAAGCACGGTTTCAAGCTCGCGCAGCTCTGCGGCCTCTGCCTCTTCCAGCGCCGGTTTTTCCTGGAGCTCGGCCACACGCGATTCGATTACCTGAATCCAGCGCTCCGCGGAAAGATTGAACTGCTTGATGTCGCCACGCTCGCCGCGCCGCGCCATAGCTTCGCCCAGGCCAGCCGTAAAGAACGAACCGATGATCGTTTCAACCAGCCCAGACGTCAGGAAATCTTGTTTCTCTTCCGCGGTCAGATCGTCCCAGTTTTTCTTGTCGTTCGGCAGGCCGATTCCGCGGATCGCGTCTTCCGCTTTTTCAAACGCGAACGTGATAAGCTCGCCCGCCGTGTCACTGAATCCGCCCTTCGCGAATGCCTTCGCATAGTCCTTGACCGCATTCGGGAGCCCTTGCCGCACGGCCTTCCGGCCTGCGGGCGTCAGATGCTTCAGGATCGGAAACCAGCCCAGCGCGATTTCCGGCAACACTTCGTATGCGGTGTAGAATCCCGCATAGTCCATCGCCTCTTCCACGTCCAGGTTGTTTTCCAGTGCCGTGTTGAATCCTTCGCCGTACATGGATGCGGCAAAGATCAGATTCGATCCAGCGCCGCCAGTCGTCGCATAGGTCAACGCCATCGGCACAATGCTTTCCGTTACCTGGTCATAGATGATCGCGAGCGATTCCAAAACACCCGTCATGTATTTCCCGTCCCGGAACATGCTTGCCACGGTTTCGCCTTCGTGCTTATCCGGATGATATTTCTCTTGTGCCTCGGTGATAAGCCCCTTGACGTAATCGTTCGCGTCCCGGACCTTCTGTAGCGCGCGTTCCTCCACGGCCAGCCCTTTTGCCAGACGCTCTTCCTTGTCGCCGTATTTGGCGTCCACCTGGGACAGCTTCCGATCAAGCACCGCGCTCGTGTCGACGCCGGACAGTTCTTTGTGCCGCTTCGCGACCTCGTTCCAGTAAGCCTTTTCCACCTGGACGGGATTGCTGCAATCCTGCGCCCACGGATATTTGTCCGGATTCGCCTTGATGATTTTCATCCAGTTGGCCGCAACCTGCTCGTTACCGGCCTGCGCCGCACCGCCGAAACTCGACGTGTCGAAATCCGGCAGCGCCGGGAGATCGAAGATCCCGAGCTTGTTCGGTTTCTGCGGGACAAGCCCGGCCGACAATCCGATATCCGCCTGGCCGAGCCCGTAATGTTCCCGCATCGTCCGGTTCCGTTCCGCCTGCCACTCCACCGTGTTTTTGTGAAGTTCCGGCTGGAGAATACTGCGCTGCTCTTCCTCCAGATGCGACATGATCGTGCGCCCGTCTTCGAGCTTCTGATAAGACAGTAAATTCGAAATCGCCGCGCCCGTATTCTGCATATACTGATAGATGCCAAGACCGCCCATTTCCACCATACCCCACAGCCCGCGCCACATCCCGTGGTTGTCGCGCCATTCGCGATACGCACGATAGTCCTCAGGCAGCGCTTTGTTGAACGCCACGATGTCAGCGATTTCATCGTAAACCTTCCAAGGCGACGTCTTTCCGCCCGCGAATCGCTCGCAGAACTGGTCAATGTTCTCGTACACGAATCCGATGTTCTCCGGATTGTCCTGCGCGAAATAATACGCCAGTGCGATTTTCTTCCGCTCCGTGTCCGGATCGTCCATCAGCGCCGTGCGGTACTCCGCTTCCTGGCGGTTCTTGATGTCGCCCGGGATCGCGGCCAGAGGATCCCCGCTGAATGCCTGGACCAGCTGCGCCCGATATTTCTGCCGCTCGCCTTCACGAGCATCGCTCCACGCGCGCTTCACCCCCTGCCACGCTTGCGTCCATGCGGAACCGGTCTTCGCGTCAGGATTAAAATAGTCCGGCTTCGTTCCGTAACGAAGCAAATCGCCGTTCGGATTGATGCTTTGTTCCGGAGCGGAAGCAGGCGCATTTCGGTTCTCGATACGGTTTCTCGATTCTTCCATTTTCCGAAGCGTGTCTTCGGGCGTCTGGTATGTAAACATAGGCATGGTTGTTCTCCTTGATTATCGCGGCCACATCGGGACACTCGCTCTCACGATTGCATCGCCCTTATAAGACCGGTCAGGCTTTTTCTCGTCCTGCGGCAACATCGAAACGCTTGTCCTCGGCGCTGCCGGCAGCTTCCAATCGTCAGTCGAACGCATCAGGATCGCTTCCACTTTCCCGGCGTTCAGCGCGGCCACGCATTCGTCGATTTCCGACTTGATCGTAAAGTAATCCTTCCCCTCGGTAAGCCGGGACTTTGCCAGCTCGTACACTTCCAGGAATCGCGAACTCTGGAACGCCTGGGTGTCATCGCCATTTGACCAGAATCCGTCATCATAGATCAGCCCGGTAAATTCCGTTCTGCTCTTGTTCATAAATTTTTTCAGGATATAATCCTTGACCAGCTTCCCGTTCGGACTGCTGAATTCATCCGTTCCGTTCAGCCCCGCTTGAGACCGCTCGTTCAGCGCTTTCAGGATTTTCAGCAGCGACGGAGAATCCTTAATCCCTACTTGCGCGCCCTCGTACAGTTTTTTCTTCTGCTGCGCGTTCACTTCGGGAATCGTCGAAAAATTCGTCAGCTCGATATTCAGCATCCAGTCGGCAACAAGCTCGTCATGCGCTGCCTTTTCCGCTGCTTCCTGTTCCTTTTTCGCAGCCTTCTCCTCGTCTTCCTTCGCCTTGCGGATTGCTTCCTGTTCCTTCTGCGCGGCCTGGATGATGCTCGCGCGTTCCTTCTGGACGCGCTCCACTTCCGCTTCACGCTGTTTGCGTTCGCGTTCGAGCTGCGCATTATAGTCGTCCACGAACCCCGCGTATTTGATGTACTGTTTCTTCGTGATTTTTCCTTCGTCCAGATCCTTCTTCACCTGTTCCTTGTCCGTATACCTGGGATCGCCGGATGTAAACGAAGTCATCACGTCCAGATCGGTTTGCAGCTCACGTTCGACATCTTTCTGTTCAGCGTATTGCTTCAAACGCTCCCGCTGCTCCCTGGTCAGATGCGTGTATTCCGTGAACTGTCCGTCCGATTTCTTGTTCAGTTTTTCCATGACGTCAGGATCACCGGCGTCGATTAACTCGCGCACCTGGAAGAAATCACGTTGCTCCCAGTATTTCGCCTTGAACTGGTCGGCCATCGGCTGCGTCAGCAGCGGAGCGTCGCCCACGGTGTATTCGTCGATCATCTGGATCGCCACGTCATCCGCGCCGATTTTCGCCAGGTCGGACAGCCGCGTTTCCAGATTCTGCATCTTCGCCGTCGCCTGCGCCTGCCATCCCACGTACCGCACATTGTTTGCCCGGTCCAGGTCCGTTCTCTTCAAATAAAACTCCGCCCGACGACGCGCATTCGGCGACATTTTTTCCAGATATCCAGTCCGTGCTTCCGTCAGATTCTTCGTGCGCGTTTGCAGCTCGTTCTCGAAATCCAGGTAACGCCCCGGATTCTCGCGCATGAATGCGTTCAGCTCGTTCGTCATCTGCATTTCATTAAGCTCAAGCGCCTGCATGTTATCCGTGTCTTCCGCTTCCTGCGCCGCTTCCGCGCGCATCTTCAGAGCGCCATACACCTTCATCGCGCCTTCGCCCAGGCCGTCCAGCCCGTTCGCCAGATCGCGAAGCCCGCGCACATTGTCCATTCCGAAATTCATTCCCGGCGCTCCGGTCATCCGGACGCCGCCTTCAGCGTGCGGGACAAACCCGCGGTCAGACATCGGTATTCTCGGCATTAGAAGATACTCCTATTCCAGATTCCCTTGTTCCGAAGGTCCTGGTTCTGCATCGCCCAGTTCCCGAAGATACTGGCCTGCTTTCCGACAGCGTTCGCCGTCTGCCCGGCCAGCGACAGCGCCAGCGAAGAACCGGACGGTTTCTGCGCCCGCGCGACGTTTGCCTGGTACTGGTACATCTTCGCGGCTTCGCGGTGATTCTGTACAGACTGATACCCTGCGTAATGGCTGTCCTGCGCCTTCAGCTCTTCGTCCTGCGCCGTCGCACCCAGTACAGCCAGCGGGCTCCCGCTCGTCATCGCCGCGCCGGATTTCCCGAGCAGCGCACGTTGCTGCGCCTTCAAATACTCGCTTTGCTCGCGCTGCCGACGCACATTCTCTTCGTTCTCACGCTCCAGACGGCTCGCCTCGCGTTCTTCCATGCGTTTATTGTATTCGGCCTGCTGCGCCTGCATTTCCGCATTCGCGCGCGCTTGATTCTGTTCCGCCACAGTTGCCACACCGCCGACAACACCGCCGACGATTGCCGCTGTCGCAGCCACAGCCGTCGAAATTCCTAATGCCAAAGAAAGAGCCATAATATATCCTTTCTAGTTGAGTAGTTTAAACTTCGTTTCACACGTTTCCCCGTTCTGGTATCCGGACCGGTCCAGGATTCGGTTCAGCCCGCGGCTCCCGTAACAGGTCAGCAGACACTTCGCCCCGCGGCTCCGCGCGTAGTTCGGGATCGCGTTCACCAGAAGCCGGATTGCACGATATGATTCCAGCGGCGTGTTATTCGGATTCGCCACAAGCCAGCCGCAATACGCGATAGGCGCTGTCTTCTCGAAGTATACGAACGCCACCGCCATCAGATCGGACGTCCCGTTCAGAGCCACAAGACCCGTGTCCGGGATCCACATCCGTGGAAAACTGTAGTTCGCAGCATGATCGCCCATTTCGGCACGAACACGCGCGTCCATCCATTCCATTGACTTTTCCGCGTCGTTCGGCGTCATCGTGTCAATCAGATAGTCGCTCATATCTCAACCACCTCATAGGTCACCACGATGCTCGTCAGATTAAACGGCATTGGATCGCGCTGCCGCACGCTCACGTTCGACACCATCGAATACCCGCTCAAAGGATTCAGCAGAGACACGTCGCTTTTCACCGTGATCGCACGGTCCAGATCATCCACGATCACGTCGCGGCTCTGGATCATCTGCCAATCACTTGCGCCGCTCTTCGCCTCGCCGCCGATACTGTTATAGTAGCGCAGCCGGATTTCCCCGACTGTCTTCTTCCGCAGCAGACTCTGACCATTCTGCGTCTCGATTTCCAGCGGCATGGTCGTCAGCTCGCTCGTATACCCGAGCCCGTACACTACCGAGGCCGTCGCTGCATTATCAAGCGTCACGGTCGTCCCGCTCTTCGTATAATCTTTTTCAAGAGCGCCGTCTGCCACAACTTGAATATCTTCGCTGCTCAAATAGCTTTCAAGCGTAAAGCTGGAAATATTGCTGCCCGTGGTTTTCTTTCCGAAATCAACAAAGAAATCTTCACTGCGTCCGGCCATCTTCAGGATGCGCACGCTGCCATTTAGCTGCGCCGCGAGGTACAACACATCCTCGCTGCCGTTCGGCACCACTGCGATAGACAGGATGCGCCCAGCGGCCAGTTCATGCCGATGCCAGCCGACTACTTCCTGGTCGCGTTCGTAGGTCAGCGCGGCCAGCGTCCCGTTCGACAGCAGACACCACAGGATCGTGTCCGGCAGTTGCATCAGCGCCGTCTCCACGACGCCGCCCGCCGTGATATGGTCAGCCAGGATCGTCATATCCGGGCAGTTGTAGCCTTCCTTTTCCCAGCTATAAACGAACTCGCGGACCTTCCGCGCGCCGCGCTGGATAAAAAGAATCGTTTCACCGGCCATCAGCGCCGGGATTTTACTCGTTCCGTACACGCTCTGCCGCTTCACCTGGAAATTCGTCGGCGTCAGCGCCGCGTCTCCGCTCGATGCGGACAGCGTCCATTCGGAATCCGCCGTCCCGATCACCAGCGCATTATGTTGGCACATCCACCCGATTTCATTGATCGTGTCGCTCGCCAGCGTGAATTCAAGCCCGTTGTCGTCCTTGTCGCCAAGCAGGAAATTATCCCAGTCACCAGTCTTGCTGCCCCACACGGTTTGCGGTTTAAACGCCGTCCCGCCGAACATCATGCGCTCTTCAAAATACGCGATACTGCGCGGGAACCCGCGGAGCGTACTGAATGCGCCTTCGCTCCATTCCGCCGTCGCTTCCGTGCTGCCAAGTTTTTTGTGAACCTCGGCAATCGCGCTGGAGGTCGCCACAGAAATGATCGTCGCGTTTTCGGAAAGCCCGACGTCTGTGTAACAATAATGGACCTGCTGCGTCGGAATCTCCGATCCCGTGTATCGAATGTTGATTCCATTCTTCCAGGCAAATACAAGCCCGCCTGGATCGTCGCCAGGCGAGCGCGTGTAAACGACGTTGTCCGCTTTGATCGTGGACGTGATTTCGGTAATCTTCACGACGCCCGTCTGCATGAAGCCTGGATTCACAAACTTCGCCTTGCATGCCCGGATAGTTCCCGTTCCGGCCTGCTCGTATCCTTCCATTTTCAGATGATACAGCACGCCGTCTTCCTCTTCCTCGCCGCTGGTCGACGTGTTGCTGTCGTTCGTGCTGCTGTATGTTCGATATGGCACCCAGGTCGTACCGCCATCAAAACTGCGTTCAATGGAAATGTTTCCGGTCCAGGTCCCGTGCGTGCTGAATGACCAGAATCCTTTTACTTCCAGACTGTCGCTGTACGCTTCGGTTTCGCTGTCTGGATTCGTGGTGAGGTCGAACGTCTTTTCAATGGTATTGTCCTGGCGTGGATGAACTAGCTCGAAATACCCGCCGATTTGTCCGGCTCGGAAAATGTTCCCGCCGCCAACGGAAAGCGTCACCTTATCAAGTTCACCTTCTGGCGTCGGCGTAATCGGGGTTGCCGTAATGGTCAGATCGTCCCGGTTGTTCGGCTCCATCATGGGAGGATATTCCCATTCTTTCAGCGTCAGCGTAAATATATTTTCTTCGGTACGGCGCAGCTCGTAAACCGGATGCGCCGGATGAACCAGCGTCATCACGTCCGCGCTCTGCACGAACTGGATGTCTCCAAGCTCGCCTTCCAGATACGCCGTTTCCAATTCAAAAGGATCCTCTTCGCCTCCGATCAGAACGCCATCCTTCCAGAAACGGACATACTGATTGCCGAACTCGCAGATATAGGAAATCGTACTGGAAACCACAAAACGGATCAGGCGCACTTTTTTGTTGCTGTATCGCGCCGCGCCGCAGTCATACGTACCCGGACGCCGCTCGACGCTTCCATACGGCGTCACAAAGAAATTCAGGAGCTTTTCACAGCCTTTCCCGTACTGCGACACATCGTTCCGCCCGAGCATCTTCGGGCTCAACTCGCCCGCGTTAAAACTGTTCAGAGAGAGAAAAAAGGAAGACATAGATCAGCCCTCCACGACTTGCGCGCCTTCGGTTCCCTCGGTGAAGACGGTATCACCACGCCTGCACGGGATTCCGCCGCCGAATCTTGCCTCGATCCAATGGCTCCGTTGCGGCGGCTGTTTCAGACTGTGCCGGTTCTCCGCCGTGTCGATACTGCGCGCAATGGCCAGACGCCGTTCGTATTCCGCCCGGTAGAAATTCAGCTTCTGCATATCCAGCGTGTTCGTCATCACGATTTCAGCCGCCAGCGCATATTGAAGCGCCTCGGCGAACAGATCGTCAAACTTGCCGGAATCCTCCACGCGCCGGATGTATTTGCACTTCGGACCGCTGCGTTTCGTCAGGATGCGGTCCCCGACATGAAGATATTCGTCATCGCCGTCGATTTCCAGGATGCGGATCAGATCAATAGGCTCGGCGCAGACGAACGGGAAAGCCGGTTCCGGACTAGTATCCGTGGTCGTGTCCAGGTCAATATATGCCGTCGCAAAAGACCAGGAATGATCCCGAAGAACGCGATCACGAACCACCGGAAAGAAATTCTTGCACATCCGCGCGTTTTGGTTCTCGTCGTCAAAAGAAACGATGCTCGGCATTCCGATCATCATAAGCGATAGATTACAGATTTGAACTGAATTCATGTTTTACCTCGCGGACGTTGAAAATGGTAAAGGGGAGGCCGGAGGAAACGAGCCGGACCAGAGCTCCCGGCCTCCCGGAGAAGGGTCGAATCAATCGACGACGTACTGGAGAGATACGCCGATCTTCTTGTTCGCGACAAGCGCCGCGCCACCGGTGATCATCGTCAGCATACCTTCTTCTGTCGTGACGTAATCGCCGAGCTGCTGTCCGCTCAGCTGAACAGTCTTCGCATTCGATCCGACAGTCGTCTGCGGCAGAAACACCGCGCTGGTCGCGGAGGCTTCGCCGATACCGACTTTCACCGTCAGGCTTGCGTTCTGCCCGGCCTCAAAGTAAATCTCACTCTGCGGCAGGACCTTCGCGCCCTTCGGGATGCGGGCCAGCTCGATCACGGTTCCGGACGCATACGCGCTGGTCGGAGTGAAGACGTCCTTGATGGTACGGACACGTCCGCCGAACTCCACAGTCTTCAGCTTCGATTCAAGCTGAATGGTCGTCTGCTTTTCAGCGATATTGGTCTGAATGGTTGCCATAGTTCAGCTCCTTTCCTTAGGCTTCTTCGCAGAAGACCTGGATGATCTTCGCGTCTTCGATGCGGGTTGCACCGGCCTTGAGTTTCGCAAGTGCTTGCCAGTTGTCGCATTTGTCCGCACGGGTTTCCACCTTCATGGAAATCTCCTTCGGGATGCACAGCACGGCACCGGACTTGCACCAGGCGGCGCAGGTGCGGATGTAGCCGCCATTGCCGTCCGACACCTTTTTCAGGCGTCCGGTACGGACGAACTCGATACCCATGAAAGACTTCACGGTTCCCTGCACGAGAGCGGCCACGGTGTTGTAGTCGCGGTTCGTGACTTCCGTCGCGCGGAGCAGGTCGTCGAGCTGGTTCTGCGTGATCGCCATGTAAATCTTGTTTTCCGGATCGTCGAGGTCGATGTCCGCTTTGCCGAACTTGCTGCGAATCTGGATCAGCTTTTCGATGTTCAGGCCGGTATTCGTCGCGCCACCGGCGCTGCCGACAGTTACGGCGATCTTCTGGGCGTCCGGGAAAGCCACGGGCGTCATGCCGTCCTTGTCCTCGTAGGCGACGCCGTCGAACACGTTTTCGATGATGATGTCGTCGATGATGCGGCCCATCGCGTACGCGCCCATCTTCACGATGTTGGAAGTCGGGTCGATGAAGAGGTTTAAATCGTCCTGCCAGTCCACCATATCGGCCCAGATATATTCACGTCCGTGAACGGTTCTGCGGTCGAAGTTGGTCGGGATCAGCGGAGTGTCGGCGTATTTGCTGTCACTGCGGACAGCGGCGGTCGGATGAACGCGATCAAAATGGCGCTTTTCTCCGCGCATTTCTTCGATGGTCACGTAGTTGCGCAGAATGGAGCCGCGCTGCTGCGCCATCGTGTAGACGTTCGTCCCGTACATTTTGGCAAAGTTCAGTTCAAGTTCTGCCATGTTCAGGGTCTCCTGTTAAGATTTTGTTTTGCGTGAAAGACTTCGTGGTTGCCCGGCACTCGCCGGATCACTATTCCAGGCCGCCGCCCGGAATAGAACCGCCGTCTGGGATTCACGCAGGAGTTGCCCCATTTGGTCGTTCTGCTATACTATAGCACCATTTGCTTTTCAAATATTGCAGCGACAAAAAAGGCCGGATGGAAATGCCTGAAAACCATCCGGCCTGCGGAATAAGACGAATTGCCATGCGGGTCCGCTTCCCGCATCAAGGATTTGCCAGGAACGCTTCGTCTCGCCGCGTATCTTATGACTTACCTGGCGTTTCTCCCGTTTCCGGCGGGCTTATTTCATATTCGCCTTAGCCGTAACAAGCGAGGTAACTTCGCGCACGCGCGCATCATGCATCGGGTGATCCTTCTTGTAGTAAGGATCGTCCTGGTTCCCCAGGATTTCGTTCAGACGGGAATCAGGATCAGACATCATCGGCGGAGCATCGTTGCCCTTCAGCCTGCTTTCGCTCATGCTCGCGCCGATTTTTGCCATCGCGTTGATGAACGTGTAGTTGTTCAGAAGACCGGCCTTAGCCGCAACTTCCGTCAGCCCGAACGTGTTCATCGCCTTGTTGCACTGCGCGATCACGCTGTTCATCGTCGCGAACTCATTGCCGTACTTCCGACGCAGTTCGCCGCTCTGCTCGTCCTCTTTCATTTTGGCCAGCGTCTCGCTGTACTCCACCGTCGCCGCCGCTTCCGCGTCCGCAGCCTGCTTCTGGACGCGCTCGATGTCGAACGCCAGCGCAGCGTTGAACGTCTTCTGGTTGAATCCATTCGCGAACGCGAATTTCTTGAATTCATTCACGCGGTCCGCATCTAGCGTGATGCCTTCCGGCAGCTTCACGCCGTCCGTCGTGTAGCCGCCTTCCGCGTCCGGCCTGCCGCACGCCTTGTAGAACGCAGCCCAGTCTTCTTCCGTGCTGTTCTCGTTCGGCAGCGCCACCTTGTTCGCGCCGATTGCCTTCTGCGCGTGAACATAGCTATTCGCCAGAGCGCTGATGTTTTTGATGTTGTCAAGGCAATGCTCGCCGCGGATTCCTTCCGGCAGGCCGTCGCGCCAGTTCTCGCTAAACTCGCCCGCATCGCCGAGCATGGATTTGAAGTCGAATTTCTCCGGAGCGGGATTCGGATTTGGATTCGGATTCCCCGTGACGGTTGAATTCGGCTGAATGCCAGTTTGTGCCGGTTCCGGGTTTCCATTCAGTAATGTTTCGGACATGGTTTTTTACCATCCTTTCATGCGGCAGATACGCTTGATCAGAGCGCCCACCTGTTCCTTGTTGAGTTTGTGTTTTGATACGAATTCGCCGAAGCCCGGCGTATTGACTCCAAGTTGTGCATCAAATGGAGGAAGCTCGCATTCCGGGATTGTGCTTACCTGCCATTCCTCACTCGTCTGCGGTTTCTCTTCCGCACGCGTCTCCACGTGCGCAATCGGCACGTCGCCGACAAAGACTTTCGGTTCCGTCTTCGGTCCCGTAATTTCCTGTACACTTTCCGTTTCTTCTGGAGACGACGGCGCGAGGCCGCTTTCTGCGACCATTTCCAGCGCAGACGTCAGTCCATCCGCGGCAGATTCAGAGAGAAACGCCCGCACCTTCGTTTCCTGGGACTTCTTCCCAGGAGCCATCGTCAGCACGCCGCCGTTCAGCGTCGCGATCAGAATCCCGCGCGCCGACCGGATTTCGTTTCCGATTTTCTGGTACATTGGTTTTCCTTTATTTCAAGAGTTTCTGAATATGAAGCAGGACCGATCTGCGGCCCTGCATATACGATTCCTTCCTGGCGTCAGCGCAGTATTCTGCTTCCTCTGCTCGCGTGAACTCCACAAGCTCGGCCAGAACAGCACGCCCGTCCGCGTTGTCGAAAACGAGGTGGAACGAAAGACGCAACTGGTTTTGTTTGTCGTCGCTCATCACACACCCTGGTTCGACATCACCACGTCAAGCGGACTGCCTTTCTCCGGCGCTTTCCCCAGATTCGATCCGAGCGCGGACGTCCCCGCCAGCAATGCGTCCGCGGCCTGTTGCTGCTGCGCCGCTTCCGCTCTGGCAGTTCTGGCCTTCTCGCGATCCTCTTCGGAAACCAGCCAGTTCGGAGCACATCCGTTGGCCAGCGCGGTCGAACGCGCGATTTCGTCCAGGTCGAAATTGTCGATGATATCCGGTTTCACCTGCGCCATATTCATCAGCGCCGCTTCCGTCTGGAGCCAGCCGAGCGTTTCGAGCTTCTTGATGCTCAACGCGATCTTCGACACGAACTCCACCTTGTAGTCCGGATTCTCGACCAGACGCGCCGGAGCCTGCGGCAGGATGCCGCGCCGGAAGCAGATGCCGTACGCTCGATGAATGATCACGCGGAACAGCTCATTGTGGAGATTGCCCGCAATCGGAGCGAACGGGATCAACTTCCCTTCGTTTCGGATTTCAGCCTCGGTCGCCGTGATCTGTTTCAGGTCGCCCAGCGGATCGAAGATATCCCAGAAAAATCCGATCTTGATTTCTTCCTCAATCGCCGCAATGTCCTGGTACAGCGTACCGAAGTTCGTATTGTTCGGCAGCTGTTCCGGTTTGCTCCCGTTGATGTCCGGTTTGTACACGATCACCGATCCGGGATCCTTGTTGAAATTCTTCGATACCAGGCTGCCGTCCGGGACCAGGAACGACGGATCGCTCTGATGCTCGCGCCCAACGATATACGACTGGCTCATCCGATTCGCCATCTTGATCGTCGGCAGCATATCGAGACCGGGACCGCGCCCGTACGTCTCGTTGTCGCTCTTCTGGAACCGGCAAACCGCGAACGGATATTCCTCGAATCCGCCCTCGTAAATGATCTTGCCTGAATCCATTTCGATATACACGTCCGTGAACGGCATATTCTTCTGATCCAGGCAATCTTTCTCACGCTCACAGCGAGGAAACACCCCGTGCAGGATTTTGTGCTTCGTGTCCTTCTTGTCAGGATTCCCGGCTTCCTCGCGGATTTTGTCCGGCAGATCGTCCTCGGAAAACTCCTGGAGCAGCTGCCGCGACGTCATTTCCACCTCGCGGAACAGCGTATCAACATGCCCGCGCGAATTCTCTGCATAAACGACCGTTTCCACCGGGAACGACGTAAAGCTCAAAACGCTTTGATCGCCGCCGTCCTCGCAATAGATCACTGCGTCCAGACCGCATGCCAGATTGTTCAGCGCCTCGATTAGGACGCTCGGCCAGTTGGAATTCGCCAGCGCCACCGCCACGATTCGCGTCACCTCGCCGAAATAATCCTTGACCTCGGAATCCTCGGACAGCGATTCGTCCTGCGGAACAAGCTCGAACCACCGACGATCCGGAGGAGCCATCCAGCTGTACATGCCAGCAGCCAAACGCGCCCGCGACTTGATCGCCGTCGTGTTGAAGATTTCCTGGCCGCGGATGCCGCCTTCTTCCTTGTAGTCGGAATACGTCGGCATGACGTATTTCCGCACCTCGCGCCACACGTTCAGCCATTTGCCGTCACGGTTCGCACGAAGCGCTTCATATCGCCGGATAATGTCTTTTGCTTCAAGCATGGTCAGCCTCCGAGAATGGTTTTCTTCTGCGCATTGTCCTGCGCCGTATTCCCGGCCAGGATCGTCTGGTTCCGCCCGAAATTCTTTGCGTTCCTTTTGCGTTCGGCGCGCGCGGCTCCCGCCACTTCCTGCGTCGTATCGCTCGCGGTCATCGGCGTCGGATCAGGATCGTCAGGTGTTTTCACTTTTGCAGGTTTCGTTCCCATAGTCGCTTCCTTTCATGGTTGGTTGGTCTTTGCCTTTACTATAGCATAAATGGCGGCCATAATATTTCAGCAACGTCACATCCACGCCGTCACGCAGCCAGCCGCCGCCTTCCACGATGCAGAATCCCAGGTGCATCGCCGTCTGGATCAGCTTGTTGTTCCGCGTCTCGATGCTTGCGAAGATCACGTCGCATTCCGCGGACAGCATTCGCATAGCCTTCCGCATGATCGCAAGCACCACTGCGCCCGGCAGCGCGATATATTTCCCCGTCTTGAAATGCACCAAGCACCCGTCTCCGCAGAGCAGCGTGCAAAACAGTGTCCCGATAAACATATCATCCACATCAATATTCCACAGCCAGCCGTGCTGCGCATGCCATTTTGTCACATCATCCCGCACGAACGGGTCCTTGCTCGGCACAAACGTGATGTTCATATTCGCCTCAAACCTCCGGTCACGCGGATCGTTTTTGTCGCGCCAATGTCCCCGCACAATCCGAGCTTCCACGCCTGGCCCATCGTCCGGAATGCGTCCGCGCCGTGCGAAGCCCAGTCATGAAGCGGCTGCGTCTTGTAGCAGTTGTGCTTTTCATCCCACTCTTTCTTGTAGGATTCCAGGCACTTCCGCCCCTCGTCCGTCTTCTCTTCGTCGAACCAGCAGTACCCGAGCATTTCTCGGCAGTTCTCGATCCCGCCCATCACGTCCAGATTCGTCCGGATTCGCTCGAAATTGATCCCGAGCTTCTTCGCCGATTCCAGCCTGGAGATTCCGGACGCCAGCTCGCGCACCGCAATATCGTGCGGAGCGAAATGCCGCCCGTACCGATACCCTCTTTCCTGGAGCACGCGAGCATAATGCGGAAGACCTTCGCCGTTGTTGCTGTAGTAGTCGATCACGCGCACCTCTTTCCCCAGGAACTGAAAAAACCAGATGCTCGTTTCGTCCGACATTCCCAGGTCCCACGCCGTGAACACAGGAAGGTCCGGTTCGTATGGAACCTTGCAAATGCGGTTCTCCCGGTAAATCTTGTTGAAGCATTTCCCGTAGTACGATCCATCCTGCGCAACCTTGAACGCTTCCTCTACATAACTCGGATATTCCGCCCACATGTTTTCATGCTGCTTGCGTTCCTGGACCACATACCACGCCTGCTGCTCGTCCGTCAGCTCGATCCCGTGCCGGGAATACAGATCGTCGAAATAGTTGGCCATTCTCCCTGGGATCACCATTTCCGTGCTGTCCTGGTATTCTGGATTATCCCACCACGGGAAGAAATGCAGCTTGAATTCCTGTTTCGAAAGCGTCCGCCCCGACAACCTCGCCGCGTTCGCCTCCATCACGAAGTCGTAGAAATACCCGCTGTTACCCATCGCGGTCGATTCCATGAAACAGAACGCGCCATCGTGCAGCGTCGGCAGCGATCCAGTCAGGATTTCCCTGGCCTTCGCCGGATGCAGCGCGCACACCGGCCCGTATTCCGAGATATGCAGAAACTGGCACGTTCCCGAACGCGCCGACACCATCACCTGGATCGAACTCCCGTTCCCGAACGACATCTTTCCGTCTGCCGAGCTCGCCACCACCGGGCACCAGTCCTTCAGTTCCTGCGGCAGATACTCGTACGGATACGCGATCTTCCGCCCGAAAATATCCGCAGCCTTTTCCATCGTTTCTGCAATAATCACCGCGGTGAAATTCTTTTTGAACAGCACCATATCCAGGCCGATCAGGTCGATCAGCGTCGTAAACCCGAGCTGCCGCGCCTTCAGCACGATGTTGTAATACCACATCGAATCAAAGAAAGCTTCCTGCGCCGGACGCATCTGGAACAAAACATCCTGGCCGTGCTCGTCAATGATATGGTACAGATTGTTCAGTCGCCATTTTTGGCTGCCAAATTCAGCTTCGCCCATTTCTCGCTCCAGTCGTCAAAGATTTTCTGCGCTCGCTCGCTCACGGTATTTTCCACCTCAACCTTGTCCTTGTAGTCTTCAGGATCATTGTTCTTGAGCATGAATTGAGCGAAAGCCGGATGCTGCTTCCCGTCCAGCGCGCCCGTGATTCGGTTCGCCATAACCTTCAGATGGATCTTCTGCGCCCGCTCACCCAAAGCATCAGACCGCTTCCGCCATGCTGCGAAATCGTTCCTGGTGATATCCAGGTACACGCACAGCCCTTCAATGCTGTACGGTTCAGGATTCGCCACCTCGTACGGACAACCTTCCTTGTCGTATTCCGTCCTGGTACGCGCGTCGCATTTGTCGAAATACTCCCGCGCACGCTCGTTCAACAGCTCCGGCGTCCAGTTCTTCGCCAGCCTCGGACGCCCCATCTTTTTCTTTTTCGCCTGCATCATCGCCTCCAATTCCGTGTTCTCGCGTAGCAGAACACTGCTTGAGTGCGCCTTTGCGCACCCCCTTTGTGCAATATTTCACAAGAAAAATTCATTGTGAGATAGTAAGATATAAATATTTTTTCGATTTTCGCTGAAATTTATTTGACATGCTGTTTTTCCTCGTTTTCAGCCACAACAAGCCTATTCTCTGCGTAAGCTCGCAACGACCACCCGGTAATCAGATAGCCTCCTCGATCACACCGCGCCGGAATGTCCCCGCGTCGACACATAGCGCGCACCGTCTTCGGATTCCGATGAATGATCTGCGCCACCTGTTCGACGTTGTAGAATGCGTTTTCCTTGAACTCAATCTCGCTCATTTTTTCTCCGTCTCATTAAGTTGTCGTTTTTATTTTTCGGCTGGGAATCTGTTACCATCAAATACGGGTAAATGATGGAATATAGTTCCGTTTACAGAATAATATACCATTTCAGCAAAAACAAATATTTCCGCACCCTCCCGCTCAATTATTTACCATGCTGAAACTGTTTAGATTTTAACTTGTGACTTTATCGAATAATAGCCACAGAATACAGGAATCCGCACGCCATGAAACGGAAAACAGTTTTTCCAACGCGCGCGCGAGATGTCACGTTTACAGGAATCTATCGAAAAATAAATCGACAATATGGGCTTTGCATATTTTGTTGGCAACACGCATGCGCCGGAAATAAAGTCGGAAACTCCAACCCCTAAGAAATCCTTAATAGTTCCCCGCTCATCCAAGCTCAACCCGTTACAATTTGTAACCGGTTGCCCCGTCCACCTGGTTACAAGCTGTAACCAACTGAACGGCAAAAGTAGTTAAGTAATTCTTAACAACTGGAATCTGGCACAGGATTTGACACAGAAGATTAAATCCTGTTTCTCCCATTTTGCGAGATTCCCAGCTCAAATTTAAAATAAAAATGGCGGAGAGAGGGGGATTCGAACCCCGTCTTTCGCCTCAAATTTTATCTAGACACAATTTCTGGCGCGCTTTTTTGAGGTTTTTACGACCCTATCCAAATTCACGGACGGAAGCCCCTGGACCAGCCTCGCCGTCGTCAGATCGTGCGAATACAAATCCGTCGTCTCATCCGACACATGCCCCACGATCCCGCGGATCGCGTGCCTGGGAATCCCCGCAGCGTCGCACCTGGTCACGAACGAATCCCGCAGCGAGTTGAACGCCACGATCCCGCGCTCATTGTCCCGGATGCCAAGCCCGTCCAGGATTTCCCCGAACGCACGCCTGAACCGGATGTAGTTCGGCGTGTACTTCCAGGCTCCCAGCACCCGTTCGTTCACATGCGGCAGCTTCGCCAGCTCCGCGGCCAGCTGCGGATGAATCGGAATCTGGACGCCGCGCCCGAACCTCGACGTCTTCGCCGGTACCGTCGTCAGCACGTCGCCCTGAATGTCGTCCCACCGCAGCAGGAAAACATCTTTCTGCCGCAGCCCCGTAAACCAGGCGATCAACGCCGCGGACCGCCACGGCTCCGGCGCAGCCTGGTAGATGCGCACAAACTCGTCCTCGGTGAAAGGCCGCTGGTGCTTCGACTGCAACCGCCGCTGCGGAATCCTGGCGAATGGCGATTCATCCAGGCCGGATTCCATCAGCGTCAGCCGATAAACCGAATTCAGCGCCGACCGCACGTTGTTGAACCGCTTCCCGCTCGCGCCGTCGCAGTTTTCCTGAAGGTAATCGAACGCCGCCTCGTTCGTCAGCTGGTCCATGTACTTCAGCTTGATTTCCCGCTCGAACTTCCGCCAGATCTTCTTTGTCGATTCCCCGAGCTCGCGGTGTTTCTCCGCTGCGTCCAACGCCTCGGAGATCGGCAGCCGCCGCCTGCGGTGTACCCTCGGAATCGAACTATTTCCATTTTGGAAAGAGTTGCCGTCCAGGATCGTGCGGACGCGACGCAACAAGATCGCCTCGCGATTCTTCCGCATCAGCTCACTTTCCAGCGCGCGCGCCGCCTTTTTGTCGGTCGTTCCCAGGTTGATCGTCGTTCGCACGCGCCGCGGACCGTTCTCCGTCTCGCGGATCGTGTCAAAGTATGCGTGCCAGTACCCGGCTTTACCTCGTTTGCGCAGCGCCACAAGCAAATTCCTTTTATTTTTGAGAATTAGATAAATTATAAAAAACTGTACCCCACGCCGCAACAAAAAATGGGATTGCAATAATATTGAACCACATCCAAACTTCACGATCTCCCAGATGAACGCGGATAATCGGATTGTAAAGAACGGCTTGCAGACCGAGTGCGTATTTCAGCCAAAGCGGAATCTTTTCAAAACACAGCGCGACCATAGAAACACACACAACAAGGCGAAGAAATATAAAAAAACCATAGGCAATATGCCAATCATTAATTGTTCCAACAATCGCGATCAAAAGAAGCAAGACCGAAACAGACGAAGCGAACAGAGACATTTTTTGAATCTCATCAAGTTTTTTCATGATTTTACCCCTTCTTCAGTACGCGCAGAACCTTGACTTTTTCCTCATCGGTCAATTCGTCTGCGGAAAGGATTTTGTTTTCAATTTCAAAAAGAAGATCACGATCATGCGTAATTGTTCCTCTGTTCACACCAACGACCGCACCGTGATTCTGATCAGCATGGATCAAAACACTGTCCCCATACAGGTTTACTGTAGCATTCGGGAACATCTTGTCAACCGTATCAAGAAGAAGACCACCGGCGCTTCGCGAGTTGGCGAGAAGCTTTTGAATCTGCCCTTGACGAACATTATGTTTGGCGGCAACTTCTTCCTGGGTCATACCAGAGCTGTATTCAGAAAATAGTGTCTCAAAAACAGTTTTTGAAATGCTCATGATATTTCTCCTTTCCAACATAATATACCACCATATAAAATTTTTTCAAACTTTTTTAGAAATACCCCTTGAAAAATAATCAAGGTGGATTTATATTATATCAAACGACCTCAAACCAACCATGAAGGAGCAGCTATGAAAAAGACACTGGTCAAAATTATTGCCATTTATGCGACACCCGAGGAGGTGAGGTTATTTGAATTCATCAAGGCGTTTCATAACCGCAGCAGCAATTCCGATATGCTGCGTGTCCTGATCAAAAACGAGGCGGAAAAAATTTTAAACAAAAATAATCCAGCAAAGGTAATCCAACCCTAATAAAGGATCCCGTCCATGCCAACCAACGAAGTCATCGAAATCGCCACGATCATCGGCCAGAAGATCGCGGAGAAGTTGCAGGAGAACGTCACGATCATGCCGACGCTCACCCTGGACCAGGTTGCCGAACAGCTCGGCGTCTCACACGAGAACGTCCGCGCGCTCTGCTTGTCCGGCGAGCTTCCGTACATCAAGATGAACAAGCTCTACCGCATCAAGCCCGCCGACGTCAACGCCTACCTGAACCGGAACTACATCGGAAAATAATATCCCCTGCGAAAGGAAACCGCACGGATGCCGAAAGAGATCAAATTCAAGGAAGACTGGTACTGGTTCGCCCAGGCATGGAAACAGGAGGAACAGTTCAGCTTCTACATGTGCATATTCCGCTACGCATTCCAGGGAATCGACACGCACCGGGAATCGCTCCCGCAGAAGATGTGGCCGCTCTTCGAACTGGTGAAAAACGCCATCGACAGATCGGACAAATGGAAAAAAGCGCAGCTGGAAAGAACGCCGACCAATGCTCGACCAATGCCAGACCAATGCCAGACCAATGCCGAACCAATGCCGAACCAATGCTCGACCAATGCCGAGCCATCAGAAAAAGAAAAATCCCTTCCCCTTAAAGAAAAAGAAAATACTCTTATCCCCCAAGAAAATAAATTTTCTTTGCCCCCGAAGAAGAAAATCTTCAGGAAACCGACGCTGGAAGAGGTTGCTGCATACTGCGAAGAACGCCAAAACGGAATGGACCCGGCGCAATTCATCGACTTCTACGAATCAAAGGGATGGATGATCGGAAAAAACCCCATGAAGGACTGGCACGCTGCCGTCCGGACCTGGGAAAAACATAACACCAAACCAAGAAGGGACTACACCGGCTTATGAGCGAAGATTGGATCACATGCGAGGCTACATGCCATCGCTGCGGGGAAAACTTTACGGAAAGGATCCCGCAACGATTGATCGACCTATACCAAGAAAAAGGCATCGAATACAAGGCGACGTGCCCGGACTGCTGGGAGAAAATCAAGCGCGAGGAGGAAGAACGTCAGGACCAGGCGCTTCTCGCGCAGCAACACGAAGAAGAATACCTGGACGACGCCGTTGCCGCAGCGGGCGTTGCGCCGTCCTATCGCCTGAAAACTCCGCCGATCCGCTTTGTAGCGACTTGGCTCTGGGAAAACCGTGAGAAGAATCTGCTGCTGTCCGGGCCGACTGGAACCGGGAAAAGCACGTCTGCCGGAGTTGTGACGCGCTGCCTGATCGAGAAGGAAGGCAAGACGATCCGCGTCTGCTACTTCACGGGACTGCTGGACGAGTGGCGGCACGTCCGCTGCGACAACGACGATCCGGACGCGATCAAGCAGCTGTTCCGGAAGCTGGAGAGCGTGGACGTGCTTATCATTGACGAGTGCGCCGATAAAAATGTCAACACGGAGAGCAGCCGGGAATTCATGTACAGGCTGCTGGAGGACGTGCAGAACGGGGCTTGTCATGCGAAGCTGTGGATGCTGGGGAATTTCTACCGGGGCAGCGTGGGCGATATCTTCGGCGACGCTGATCCGGCATATCGGCGGCTGAAAGAAAAGTTCCTTTGCGGTCGGATCGACTGCGTGAAGAAACAAGTCATTCCAATTTTCAAGTGAGGAGAAACCAGATGAAACGCATTGCCATTACCCTTATAATCGGGATCATGCTCGGCTACATGCTGGGCTTGGTTCACCAGCTCGCGCAGCAGGAACAGAAACGGGCAACTATTTCCAAAATGGAAAGAGTTGCGGAGGTGCAGGAATGAAGGGCTATTACTGCATCGGATCACGTTCGACTGGCGAAGTCGTTGTCATTCCCTACGGCGAGAACACTCCAAAAAGACACCTGAAAGACGTTCGCGCGACGAAGCGCGAAGCGATCAGCGCGTACATCTTCGATACTCTCGTTTTGCTTGATTCTGCACGGAAACTGCTGGCAGAAGAGAAGAAAAAGCAGGGGGAGTAACTATGAGGAATCTGACCTATAACAGCTGCGGAAACTGCGTCTATGCCGCCGTGAAGCAGAACGACAAGGGTTTTTTTCGTCTTCGCCGGGACGTGCGACAAACACAAGAAAAAAGTTTCAGAATATGATCGGGCGTGCCGGGATCATATCGAATCCATGAAAACCCAGATGAATACTTTCTATTTCTGCAACGTCTATGCGCTGAAAGACCGTTGCTTTTTCCTCTGCGTTGAGCAGACGCGAAAGCAGTCAATGGGGCTTGGCGGCTATTGCAAGAGCATCGAAAGCGCAATCGAGAAAATCCCCTTCTTCCCGTTCAAGTTCAGCAAGAAAAAGCTTGCCGAAGACTTCAAGAAACAGATCAAAAACAATCCTGTAAGCGAAATCAGACAGGTTTACTACGCCGAGGTGCAACCATGAGCATTGACAAAGACAAAATCATCGACAAAATCAAAAAACTCCTGAAGCTTGGGAAAAATTCAAATGTCAAGGGTGAGGCGGAAAACGCTATTGCTGCGGCAATGCGTCTGGCTGCCGGGATTGGGATGTCTGTTGAAGATATTACGCCGGACGAGGAAGATAAAGCGGAGCCTATTAAAGAGCATTTTACAGAAATCCATAAGACGACATTTGAAAAATGGGAAAGAAGTCTTGCTGACGGCATTGCCGATGCTCTCGGCTGTATTGTTTTGTTCTGCGGACGTAGTAATTGGTATATGCGTTTAAGCCTTGTCGGAACGGAAAAAGACGTTATTCTGTTCAACTGGCTTTATCCTTACATTAAAAAACAGCTTCATAAACTGTACAAAAAAGAATTTGAAAATTATACCTTCAAAATGCCCGGAAAAATCAGACGTTCATGGTTTATGGGTGCAGTCGAACGTGTCAATGAGCGCGCTCTTGAATTCTTCAACACGGAGGCAACACAGGAAGAGCGGAATCAATACGCCCTTGTTGTTCTGAATAAAAAGGATCAGGCGCAAAAACTGGTTGATGATATGGGTATTAAAGCGATGCGATCTGTTTCCTCGGAATATAATGCGTATGCCGTGAGAATGGGAATGGAGGCCGGGGACAAGGTTGTTATGGCGCGTCCCGTCGAATCCAGTGAACCGAATCTTCAACTTTGCGGAGATTGATAAATGACCAAAGAAACGAAAAAGCTGTTTGATGCGCCGTGGGTTCTTTTTTCTGACCCTGACAACTTGGTATATCAAATTGAAAGCAATACAGGCAGTTATATTGCTGATGCTGTAATGTTTGAAGATGCCAAAAGAATTATTCATCTGCCGGAGCTGTATGACGCGCTCCACGAAGCGGCAGACGGAAAATGCTGGTCGTGTGCCGCGGTCAACGTAGACACAGTTCTTGACAAGGGATGTCCCAAGGGACATAACAGAGCCTGTTATGTCGCAAGGTGGATTGAACTTCTGCGGAAAGTGAGGGAAGGAATATGAAATGCCTTTTTGTCAGGCCGCCGTTTGCCGGGTACATCGTCGACGGGGTGAAGTTTATCGAATACCGCACACGCAGAACACTCCTGCGCGGGAAAATCGGCATCATCGAAAGCGGCAGCGGAACCGTGATCGGAGACGCGATACTTTGGTCGTGCGATCTTAGCGGGAAACATGAGGGGTTTTATTCGTGGTATTTGACGAACGCGAGACGCTATGCGAGACCTATTCCGTTCAAACACAAGAAAGGTGCAATGGTTTGGATCAATCTTGACATTGACCCGGAACAGCAGGCAATTGCTCCACATCTTAATATTAAAGAACTTATTGAATCATTTAATGCTTACGAAAAAGACCTTGATGCGTTCTTTGCGGAGCGCAGAAAGGTAAAACCATGACAGACGAAGAAAGGGAAATTCTGCATGAAATCCTTGAACAAATCAATGCGGAGCTTGACAAAACTATCGCTCTGATAGAATCCGAATACCAAAACCAAACGAAAGGCAAACCAATGAAAATCAAATTCAAAAAACTCAACATTGAAGGCGCGCAGATTGAACCGGAAAAGCCACGCAAAGCGACAGCCGGGGCAGCCGGATTTGACATGAAGGCTGTTTCATTCGAGGCTAAGCCGTTTGGCTGGCTGTACCACACGGGGATCGCGCTGGAGCTTCCGCCCGGCTGGTGCGCTCTTGGATTTTCTCGCAGCAGCGTCGTCAAGTCTGGTGCGATTCTCGGAAACTGCGTCGGGGTGATCGATTCCGACTATCGCGGGGAAATTACGTTTGTGTTCAAGAATACTTCGGGCGGCGGTCTGCCTCCGTATGCTCCCGGCGACAGGATCGCCCAGCTGGTAATCGTCCCGGCTCCGGACGTGGTTCTGGAGGAAGCTGTGGAGCTTTCCGAGACGGAGCGCGGCGCGGGCGGCTACGGCAGCACGGGGGCGTGAAGCATGAAGGACGAGCAACCAGAATATTTGTCATGCATCGTCGTCCTCATCAGCGCGGTCATCCTGGCCGTGCTGATCCTTTTCACGATGTTGTTCCTGGAGGTAGAATAATGGCAGGAATGCGTGCAGTCTCGCTCGATAAATTCAACGCGGTCCTGGATTCGCTGCCGCCGAAATACGCCGCCATCGCCGCCATCGGCTGCACCACCGGCTGCCGTATCTCCGAGGTGCTTTCCCTGCGCCGGTTCGACTTGCTGGATCGTGACGGCCATCTGAAGGAAAAGATCGCGTTCGTGCGCCTGAAATCGCGCGGAAACGGTGCGAAACACCGCACGCTTTCGATCCCGCCAGACTACCAGGAATACGTCCTGCGTTTCCTGCGGGACGAGGAGCTGCGCGGATATGACCGCCCGGACACGTTCGTATTCCGCGGCAAACGCGGGCGCCAGTTGTCCCGCTTCGCCGTCTGGTCGTTCTTCCGGTCAGCCTTCGGAAAAGGCCACGGGACCCACTGGATGCGGAAGACCTACGCCCAGGAGTTTTTCGCGGAGCTTCAGAAGATGCACCCGAACGATCCGATGCGCGCCCTGGAGCTCACGCGCCGCACGCTCGCGCACGTCCGCATTGATACCACGGTTCGCTACCTCGGGATCGACGACGACGAGATTGAAGAAGTACGCAACAAAATATTTCGGAGGAACGCATGAAGAAGGATCCGGAAAAGGAATCGTACGAACGCCCGCCGAATGCGTTCCAGATGGTCGGAGACCGCTGCCGCCTGTCAGAGCGCACCGTCCGGGACGCCTTCGCCAGAAAACCGATCACCTGGCAGACCGCGCAGACGCTATCGCACGTCCTGATGATCCCGATGGGATGTTTCAGGATCAAGGAAGATCAGCGCGGCATGAATAAAAGGAAGCCTACTTGTTGAGAAACAGCTTCGCGCCCTCGTAGAACGCGTAGACGATTGCCACAATGATCAGCGAAACAATTGCCTTGAGCGCCGTCTTCTGTCCCTGCTGCAAAGCCTTTGCGAAGTTGTTCAAAGTCTGCGCCGTGTCCTCGTCGAATCCGAGCGGGCAATTGCATTGATGCGCGGCGAGCGCGTTGTTTATGACCTCGGTAAGTTCCTGTTTGTCTTTTTCCGTCATTTCAGCTTTCCTTCCTTATACGCTTTCCACCCGAATACCTCGCAGAGAATCCCTGCGGCGATCCCCCACGGGATGATCCCGACGTGGCAATTGAACAGAGCCTCGCGGACGATATTTTCAATTAGACGCGCATTTGCCGCGGTAAACGCGCCGAACGACTTTTCCGGCTGGGAGAATTCCCAATCGTGGATCAATGCCGCCGCAATGAAAGGCCGAAGAAGGAAGGAGACAGCCCCGCGCATCCAGCAAGGCCAATGCTCCGGTCCGATCCCGTTCCATGCGCGCGCCAGCGTGTCGTTCGACGCCGCCCAGAAGGACGTCGGAGCCTTCGCATTGATCTCCACGCACACCGCCCGCAGATACTCGATTCTCATTTCGCCTGCTCCCGCACGGACTTCATCAGCTCGGTCCAGTCATCCTTGCTGAATTTGAACGTGCCGACATTGAGCGGAAACACGTCCTGGAAAGGCCAATCGACTTTCAGAGGCCATTCGACTACGTTTCCGACAACATACTCAACGAGATCAAGATCAACGTTTCCATCCTTGTCAACGATCATCATTTTCTGAAGAGTATCGTTCCCGTTCATCTGTCCGAGCTTATATGCCGCCGTCGTGATCATCGCCTCAAACAGCTTTTTCTCGATTTTGTTGCACTTCGGGAAAACCATTGTCTGAAAGGCGTTGGAAAATCGTGTCGTAAAATCCGCAAGATTCATCGAAGTCTCCTTTGATTCTCCGGGACGGCCCGCGAAGGCCGCCCGGAGAGATACACGTTACATTTTGGAACGAAGGATCATCCATTCGAGGAGGCGTCAGCCGTACTCGCAGTAGCGATCTTGATCGGCTGGATCACGCTCGTGGACGGGATGCCGACCTGCGTCAGCCCGCCGACCGTCTGCTGGAGTACGGAAACCGCACCGGCAGTCTGGATTCCTGCTGCGGCGACCGCGTTGATCTGCGCGGTGAAGGCAGCATTGCTCTTCAGGACGTCGATTTCCGCGTCCTTCTTGTTCAGCTGGTCGCGAAGCGCGGAGATTTCATTCTGCGCCGCGATTGCCGCCGTGTTCTTCGCGGTCTGTTCGGCAAGAGCAAAGATTTTCTGATCGGAATAGCTCTGCGCTTTCATCTGCGCAAGTTCCGCTTTCAGATCACTGTTTTCCTGCTGCATGTTCGGGCCGCCATTCCCGCCGCGCCCGGTCATAACACCGAGGCCGCCGAGAAGAGTTGCGCCGAGAGCGAAAGCGCCCAGCGTGGTTGCGCCGGCAGGCCAGTTGTTCGGCATCATGCCGCCGTTCGATTCTTCTTTTTCCATGTTCAGTTCCTTTCTTTGTTTTGGATTCATGGAGTTATGTTCGAGGCGTCACCCGACGCCTCACGGATTTTCTTCGATTGTTTCCTCTTCGGACGGCACGGCCTCATGAAGAACATCGGCGACCGCGCGTATAGCGCGCTCAACCTTGCCGTCGTCCGTCAGCGTAATGGAGAGGAACCGCTTTTTTGTAATGCTTTTCGCGTTCCAGATGGAAGCCGTAGCCTCCTCCCGGTATGTCACGCTGTTCGTTCCTGACTTCGAGGACGAGTAATCACCCGAAACAAATATCGTACTGATTTCCGGGATTTTCGTTTCGGTATTGATGCCGACTGCGGACTTCACGAAAGTCCCATTGCCTGAAATGTTCTTCACGGCGATGCCTTCTGCGAGCCGTTCGGTCGTGTTGCATCCGGTCAGGACGAGCGTCGCCGCCATTGCAAAGATGATTCGTTTCATTCGAACACCTCCCAATCTTCAAGAAGCATATCGCTCTGCGACGCGAGCCACCCCGTCAGGATTGCTTTTCGTCCGGTGCTGTCATGCGTGAACATGCAGACCGTTCCGAGTGCGAGGATTTTCCCGCCGTTCTCGTTGACGAGCTGTTTCAGAACGGGGTCATGGCACATGTCCGACGTTACGATTGTTGCGGGCTTCAGCCAAAGGAACATTCCCTTGCCGTTCCAACCCTTGCGGGTTACTTTTTTGCCCTGCTTCAGGGCTTCGATTGCCTGTCCGAATGTCATGGTTTACCCCACTTTCTGTTTGTGCATCGCGGCGACATATTCCATCGCCTCGACGAGGATTTCGATTTCCGGCATGGACGGGCCGCGCAGGTTCTTGTAAAGAACCATCTTCAGCTCGTCCTCGCTCGTCGGCTTGAATCCGGCGACTGCCGCGATATTGTTTTGTGCGCGTTCCATGAACGTTTTGTTCGTTTCGTGTCCGCCCATCTTCGCAAGTTCAGCGGCGATCCGTTCCGCCTCGTCCTTCGTGATATGGAACTCGTTCCCGTTCACGTCGTGAACTGTCATGTTCATTTTGGTTGTCCTTTCGTTGTTGTCTGTTTTGATTCTTCCCCCGAGCAGAAGAAACCTCTTCTCGGTCATCGGCCTCACTCCCCGGAATTCACCGGGGAGCTGTAGCCATGTTTGGTTGCGGTAGGTGTAGAGGGTCATTCTGCCTGCGGAATCACGCCCGCGATCAGCTCCGCCCACGTCATGCCGAACCGCATGGCGTCCGCCATAATTTCCACGATGCGGGCGCGGCCTTCGGCGATGACTTCCTCCGGCACGCCGCGCTCCCGGGCAAAAGCGATGAGGTCGGAGCTGATACCGTTCTGTGCCGCCGCGAGAAACTCTTCCGGCGTGATCTTGTCGGTCTTTTGCGCAAGATCGGTGATGAGCGCCGCAAAGGAAGCGCAAACACGTTCTTTCGGGGTCGGTTCGCCGTCGTCCTCAATCGTGCCGCCCATCGCGACAAACGCCTCGTCGTTGTAGCTTCCGTCCCGTTTGTACATGGGAGACCGCCCGAGGAACGGGTCGGGCGGGGTCTGAAATTCGTTTCCGTTTTCGTCAAAGTAGTGTTTCATCTTCGATCTCCTTTCATTAGGTCGGTGTTCCGTTGCTGTTGATACTTGTGTACGTTCCGGTTGGGATAGAGTTGCCGTTGACCGTAACCGCACCGCCGGAAACGGTGATTTTCCCGGTTCCGCCGGGATTAATACTACTCGTCAACGAGATTGACGCCCCGGAGAAGATAACAACAGAGCCGCCACCGGTTCCACTTAGCGATGTTATTGTGTTGTTGTTTCTGATATTCACAACGCCGCCGGAGATAGCAATCACGCCCACAGTGCTTCCGTCGATATTCAGCGTCCCTCCATTGACTCGAGCGTCATTCGGAGTATTGCCGGACACGAAAGAACTCGAAATGTTCATAATCGCACTTGCACCGCCTTGATTGATTATTCC